TAAAATCAAGACCCTTTTCTTTAATAAAAGAAACATATGCCTGATTTAGAGATTCCTCAGGTGTAACCATAATGCAATCCTCATCATAAAGATCAATCCAAGCATCTTTCCAATTACGATCTACATCATGTAATGAACCACTACATTCAAATTCAAAGTAATTCTTATCAGTGTTTGCTGACTTAATAAATTGCTTAATGATTGCAACATCATTACATTCACATATAGCCTGGGCAATTCTATAATTCATTGACCATTCATCTGCTACTGTTCGCATTTCATTTAGTTTTAGATTCTGAATCTCATAGTCAAATATTGATGTGTAATCTTCATTTTCATAAACCATTACTTGCTTATGATAAACATGAACATATCTATCAATAGGCTTATAAAAAGAAACCTTGTGATTACCTGATTTATTCTCAAATAACGGTGTACGATTTTCAAGGAAATATTTATCGTGATCGTTATAGATTTCCATCATGTTTGGTGACGCAGTAATATAAACAGAAAACTCATTCAAGTTAGAAACAACATCTTTTGCATCAACTATTTCACGACTCCATGTCGTTCCTGAAGTCTTAGCTTCATCCATAGCATTTGCAATTGCTTCTCTATAAACTTGAAATTCATCTTCCCAACTCAATATACCAGCATCAACCGTAAACGAAGATGATTTTTTATAATCACCGTAATCGTAAACGATACAGTCAATCCCATCTTCTTTCTCTACTTTATACTTGAGGATATACTGACCTTTTTCATCTTGACCAGTAAAAATCCAATCCAATCCCATACGCAAAGCTGCAATTGGAGCATATTTAATACCTGAACCAAATTGTCCAATCGTATCTGGATCATTTCGTTTAGTAGATAGCCCTAGTTTTTCTAGGGCTATCCGACTAACATTCTCCGATTGATTAGAAATTTTAATGTACTTTGACATTCTTAACCTTTCTATTTTTCCATTAATCTTGCAAGGACACGATTCTTATTGTATTCAGTATACTGAAGGCTATCTAGAACCTCTTTAATTTCTAGAATACTAAATGAACGAAGAATAATATCATTATTCTCAGCAATTGCTACTTCAGGAATAATATTTGTTTGCTTCTTCATATAGCCTTCAATAATTGATTCTACTGACTTAATAAATAGCCTACCAACATGACAAGGTGATGAGTATTCAAAAGATGTAAGCAATTCCTCAGCTAATGACATAGCATCAACTGGATCTAAATGATCTTTGACTTCACGAGCAATATCGTTATAATCAAGGCTTTCAATTACACTGGTTGCAATTGTATCCATATCCAAATAATCTTCTACATCAATAGAATTAAGGACATTTTCAACTTCATCATTCCAATCATGATTGCTCAGACCTGATTCAATTACATCTTCAAAATCATAGTTTTGAATGAGTTGCTCAACCTGATCTTCAGTCATTGTATAGTCTTTAAACATTTCAATTAACTGTTCTGCTGGGAATGTCATTGTTGCAACGACATCCTTATTCTTTGTCTCTACTGGTTCCATATTTATTTTTTCTCCTGTTTTAGTTGTGTATACAATATTTCCTGCTGTATCTGTTCTTTCAAGAAATTCTTGAGTCATTACATGTACCTTTCTGCTTCCCATTGAACATACCTAAACATTGCTGAATCTTCAGAGATTTTTCTTGATGCACCATCAAACCAATCTAAGAAGTGATATTTTGCTGATTTCACATATCCATCTTCATCTATAATTGCTTCTATATGTGAAGATGGACCACCACCACTCAATACAATTGTTAGAAGTTTTTCCATACTTGTACCTGCAGCATATTCATGAATTGAACCTTCATCAATATCTTCATCTTCAATTTGCTGCAATATTTTCTTGTCATCTTCATCGTCTTCATCAAGCGTATCGTTATCCAACACCTTGAACATAAGCTCAATATAATCATCAGCTCTACGATATTCTTCTTCAATACGCTCTTCACAACTCAACTGTTTACTCATAGGCTTTCAATCTCCTTGACTAGTTCTTGTAATTGTTTTTGTGTTGTTATTTTTTGCATTTCAACCAAGATCATCTTATGCAATTGTTTTACATAGAATGAAAATGAGTTAAATCTTTCAATTAAGATAATGTCTTTCAAAGGCATATCTGTTTGACCATTCAATACTGGAGGCTTAATGTAATAAAATCGCTTACCATATTGGTCATCTGTATAAAAATTACCAGGACAAGCCCAACCTTCACTTCTACCTGAAGCCTGAACATGATCGTAACCACAAGCGTAACCAATTTCTTGAACTTTATTCCAAAAGCTGGAATGGAGCCAATTATAAATATGCCCGCCTAATTCATCTTCAATGTTTGGATGAAAGCGCATTGTGTGGTTTTTTACATTTACACCACAATTTCCTTCTTGTGTTATAAAAGCATCAGGAATAAAATCACAATTAAAATTCGCATTCCTAATCCCTTTAAAACTAATTTCTTCAGTTATACTCATACTTTTACCTCCCCGATATAAAGCATCGGATAATTGTTTATATAATGAAACACCAGCATTCTTTTATTCAATCTATTAGCAAATTTGAGTATGCGCTACTCACCGTAATACGCATCTTTTTCATGACTCGTTTCACATTTAGGACATTCAAAATAAACTGTTCCTCTAAACTCTTCTTTTAGTATCACCCCAGAGAAATCACAATCTTTCTCAACCGTGTTATCTGAATGATAAAAACCATTCAAATCACGCATCAAAGGTTTTAGCTTATTCTCAATCCACCACTCACTGATATTGCCAGCTCTTTTGTATTCATTAAACAATGACAATGCATAATCGCTGAGATAATATATTTCTCGCTTTGTAAGCAGAACATGTTCTATATTTGCATCACAATCAAAATGCTCTTCAAATTCGTTACCTCCAGCAATTTCATATTCATTGCCAGTAACCCCGTCTGGATAATTGCTCATAATCTTCTCCAATCTTTTCTTAATGGGGTTAGGCTAGTGATCAGCCTAACCTAACCCCAAATCTATTAAACTGACGATACCTCTGTATAAACAGAAGTCATTTTCCCAAATGTTGTTATTTGTGATTCTCTAGATGCAATCAAATCCGCAATTTGTTCTGCCTCTTCAATATCTCTAAGATTTACATAAATATCTTTAACAACACGCAACCTAAATGATTTTTCAACTAATAAGTTTGTTACCATGTTTAATCACAATCTCCTTTGCAATGTCTAGGTTAATAGCTTCTTTATAAAGACGATGATATTTTCGGCGTTCTCGTTGAGAAAGACCACCCCAAACACCATAAATTTCTTGATTCTTTATTGCTTGTACAAGACAATGCGATGCTACTTGACATTGACTACACATTATTTTTGCATTTTTAATTTCTCTAATCTCTTCAGAAAAGAATTGAATATGATGCACTCCTTTACAAAGCGCATTTTCTGTCCAACTATTCTCCATTTGTTTCATCCAAATCCCAATATGGAAGAGAAGAAGCTTCATCTTTAATTTCTTTAAGAACATCATTCTTAGTAAAATTAAAATACTCAACTCGGCTTTCATCTTCCAGTGAATTCAAAATATTCACTGCATGAAAAGACAATGCAATAACAACACCATTTACTCGCTCAACGGATAAACCACCATCTTCACCGTAAATAATATTCATTACTTTCATCATTCCATGCATTCTAGATACCATATCGTCATAATCAATTTCAGATAAGATATCCGTTACTTTCTCCATATCCTCATAGTAATCGCTAGCGTCTAGCAATCCATCAGGCATTGCATCCATTGAATCTTCTAGCTTATCAAAATCATCTGCGTTAAACATTATTCTCCTAGTTTGTTAATTAATACCAAATTGCTGAACCTTCACAAAATTCACCTGCAAACTCTAACCACCAAGTTGCGTACATCCAATCTTTAATGAATTCCTCATAATTATCTGGATGCAATTGCTTAGCATTAAATGCAAACTTCTCTGTGTTATCTTTCATTATATTAGCCATATGAAAACACTCATCTGAGCTAATACCTTCATCACCATTAGCAAAACCATTTCCATAAAATGAAATGCCAAGTGAAGATTCATGCCACATATCATCTATACCGTCAAGCATAGATATTAGTCCATTTCCATATTTTCCTCTATACCAACAATCAGTTCCCATAATTCCTGTTGTTGGAACTGAATCTTTAACCATTGGATTAGATTCATATTCATTCTGCCATGTACATTTACCACAAGCTTGTGTTTCATTGCAATCAATACGACCATCTTGATCCTTAATTGCAACATCAATACATGGATATTCTTTAGGTATATTGTCTAGTCCCATCTCTATTCTCCATAAAAATCAAAGTCAATATCTGATACATCATCTGGTGTATAATGGTATTCCCATTGTTCATCGCTAACAATTTCTCCATTTTTAAATATTAATTGTCCAGCAAATCCCATTCCTGGTTCTTCATATGCAATAAATCCTTTTAGATTAGGGAATCTATTTACAATTGCATTTGCTAACTCATTGCAACCTGGAGCCCAAGCAGTATCATAAGTAAAATGAATGCTTGATTCACCATTCAATTTCTCAACTGGATTCCCATAATCAGTTTCACCATTTTCAAGAACTGAATACTCGTATGATTTTAGATGAGTAATGCCATCTGATGATATACTATAATCACCCCATTTAGTTCCCCAATTAGCATTGCACCAGTCATACCAATTATCATGTCCATATTTATCAATTAAATCTACATTCCCTTCTTTTGATGGTGATGTAGTTCCTTCCAATTCTTTTGGCATTGGTAGTAAGTTATTGAATAATTCATATTCATTTTTATCTTTATCTGGACCTTTATTCGTTACTAGTTCAATGAACTCTTCAATATCTTTAGTTGGTCCAGTAATACCAAATGTATTATTGCAATGGTTTGGCATTAGTGTTCTCCTTTTATTAGTCCAGACATATATCCAAAGTATTTCTCATCAGTTAGAAGATTACCTGTAAGCATCATCTTGGTAATAAAATACCAACTATCGCCAAAGTTTCTTCCATTCCTATAATGTTGAATAATTTTATTCATTAGTATTCTCCTTTGTATGCTTTGTCGTAATGTGTATACTTTTGTTCAATTATTGCTTTAAATTGTTTTCCAACAGTTGTGCCTGGACTATTAATTAATTTATTAAAGTCATCAACATATATTTGTTCATAATAATATGTATTACCTGTTTTAAACATAACTGATAATTCACCGTACATTGAATCGTTATCTCGTTCATAAGTTAATTTTTCAAGCATTGATGAATTAAGATTTGTTATTGTTATAATCATTCAATCTCCAATACTAATTGAGTTTCATCATATTTAGATATTTCATTAGCAGTAAATGGAGGTCGTTCTAATCCATTGTCATCACAGAACCGATACCATTCCATAAACTTTTCTGGATTCCAATACTGGAGATTATAAATAGCCCGAATAATATCATCATCTTTTGGATGACCATTTTCAAAACTAACAAAGGTATCCATATTTACTTCTAATTCATAAAGAATATCGGAAGCCCAATGTTCAGATTTATTTGTATCAATAAACCCAGGATTTAGATAATTCCAAAAATCTAGGCTATCTACATTGTCACTATCAACCATATCTTGATATGTATCTTCATCAGCAACTGGATAGTCATCTAATTTGTCTAGCCATTCCATTGCCAAAAGAAATGGCAATGCAATAGTCTTTCTATCTTCTTCATAGATACGACAAACTAATCTATCAACTGAACCTACAGCCCAATGATTATAGGTTTCAATTCTAAAGTCTTCAGGGAAACTACCCATCAAATCTTCAGTAATATATTTAAAGTTTGCTTTTTCTAATGCATCAGAATCTCTATTTTGATCAACATTAGTGAAACCCCAAGTATCAAACATATCTGAACTACCCCAATAACCAAAGTCTTGAGGTTTTTCAGTTGCCATTTTTGCATACTTTTCAATATTTGAAACAAAGTCTCCCATTAATCCTCAATTCCTTGTTTCATCAAATCCGCAATCGCTTCTGCAAGTGAACCTTTAGCATCACCGTAATCAAAAATTGGATTTTCTAAATCATCATTAAATGTAATAGAACTACCAAATTGAAGCGCAGTATTAGCTGAAACCAAAAGGCGAACTCTACGCTTCTTTGGATGCTTAGATGGAGCTAAATCGTTATACTCATCATTATCTTCATTAATAGGCGCAGCCCAACCACAAGTTGCAAATGTAAGAAAATCATAATTCTTGACTTGAGATGAAAGAACTGGATTATCATAAATCATATCGTAAATGTCTCCATTTGATGCAATCTGTTCCATTTGCACAGTCAAATCGTTATTTACCAAGACACCATATGCAATTGCTTGACCCATATCAAAATTAGGATCAAGCGAATTTTGAATATTTTCAGTAATAATTTCTAGTGTGTTATCGTCTATAGTTTTCATTTTATTTTCTCCTGATTGTTTGTTATACATTGAATAATTCTTTTATTGCTTCTTGATCCCAATGAGTTGGGGTATTCCATTCAATTTCAATTGCTGTTGCTGCTTCTAATTCATTGTCAGAATCAAAAGTAATTACAATTTCACCATATGCACCAAAGTCATGCGGAAACCACATCTTTTTGAATTTCAAATTCTTATGCGTTTCCCAACCTGGAAACATACGCTCAAGCTGAGCTTTATATGCATCCAATTGCTTATTTGCTTTTTTTTCAAAATCAGGACTACCAACTTGAGCACAATCTTCATTTGTAGGTGTTGGTCCTAACATTAAATAATCTAACATTTTATTCCTCTCCAATTTCTACTATTTTCCAATACTCTTCTGGCATATCTTTTTTATTATTCCAACCATTTTCTTTAGTCCAGTAATACTGTGGTTCGGACTTTACTTTTACCCATTGCAGCTTCTTTACTTTTTTATTTTTCATAACTTATCCTTAATTAAAATTGTAAATATTAATAAAAGCATTGCTAAAAGTAATATGTGATCCATTTAATAACCATCTTCCCAATCAGTTTGAGAAGTAATAAAATCAACTGGAACTACAACATCACTTCCACAAATAGGACAAGGCATAACCCCATCTTCAAAAAATTCAAAACATTCTTGACATTGAAAATCCATTACCAACCCCATTCACAACACATATCATCACCCTTATCTGAAGGATGAAGACCACGCATATCTTTAGTTTTTCTATGAAATAAAGTAAACATTTTTACCATACACTCATGGCAAGCAGTTATTTTAACTACATCATCTTCTGACATGCAATCAAAAAATTCACCATAACCACCACATAATTCAAAAGTCAAACCTTGACTTATTTGTTCTACAATAAGGTCAGGCTCTCTACCTTCAAAAGTAAATTCCATAGTTTCATCATTTGAATATGTTTTTGTTTCTTTATTAAATGTTCTATTCCAGAATACGGGAGCGATTTTTTCACCACAACCGTCACATTCAACCCAATCATTTTTTGTTAAGATTACTGTATCCATTACCTATTCCATCCTTGATTTCCAAAGTATTCATTTATTTCATTCTGCCATTTTTGCCAATCTGCATTCATATCCAGATCTAAAGCCCAATCAAAAACAGAAACCTTTTCGTGATTTTCACGAGTAAGTTTGTTTGATTTCTTCATTGCAGGGTGATTATTTTTGCTATCGTTTTCTTCAAACCAATTCATTTCTAATCCTCTTTCTACTCTAGTAAGTCGGCTCTAACATTTAATGATTTTAATTCTGTTTTCTTTACCCAAAAGTAATTAGATTTGTGAAGCAGAGCAGGAGTATAAATTTTTCTAAATTCCCGTTCTGAAACATCAAGCCCAATCTTTTGGCATTTATCATCTAAGCAGTATTCATAACCTGCTTCATATCGCTCATCAATATATTCCGACAAACAATATATGCAATTAGCCATTTATTCCTTCTTTCATTTCTCGGATTTCTTTGTTTAGATTTTGAATAATCTTATGAAGATCATTTATGTCGTTACGATATTGCTTGATTAGTTTTTCATAATCACTAATCCGATTCTCAAGTTTAAAAAATTCATCATTTGCAATTTCATATGCTTTCCTATGAACTTCATCTTCAGCATTACGCAAAAATGAAATTGCATTCGTTCCTTTTGCGCAATAGTATTTATAAATACCATCTGTATCTTTATAAGGCATATTAGATTTCATCTTTCATTAAGAGTTGACAAATGCTAATTACTTTTTTTATCTTTTTATCATCCGTATTGTTTATTGCAACATTACGCATAATCCAACGATAATCCTTTCTACGAGCAAAAGGAATATCCAAAAGGCTTGATAATTTTTCAAGCTCATCTAATAGTTGATTCTTATACTCCACTTATTCTCCAATCATTTGATCAGCGTATATAATAAAATTAGCCTCATGAAAGATAAACTCTTTTACTAAGGCTTCAGCGTACATCTTCTTCAATAATCTAAACTCAACAATTTCGTCAAGAATAGCAGTTTTGTTTTTGTTATTCATGCGAATAACTTTTATTCTAATCAAAGACTGAAGAAATTCCTGGTCTTCATTTGTCCAATAAGTTCTATAAGTTTTTTCTTTTGACCAAGTACCCCCGTCAAAATTAGCCTTTACTTTTTTCTTACTACGAACAGTAAGAATATCTGATTCGTCAATAATTTCAAATTGCATTATTGTAACTCGCTTTCTATTTTTAATAAATAAGCTTCCTGAATATCTTCATCAATTTTTTGATGAACGCTATGCTTGATATTATTACTAAACTCAAGCAATACCATTTGTTGTTGATTAGCAAATTCAATATAAGTTATCAAACCCTTATATTTTTGACGATACAATTCATTTAGGCTGGTAATTACATTATCGTAAACTTCTTCCATTGTCATTTGTTTTCTCCCATAGTTTGCTTATTATAATAGACTGGATTACCTGAACTAATATGTGAAGTGATATTTATTGTCTCATCACCAATAGTTGCCGTATTGTTTATATTACCCGTAACACAAGGTGAAACAATACGCTTACGCTGAGGACCAAATTTAGCCTTAGACACATGAGCATCTTTAGTGTAGGCATAAACAATATAATCACCATCACGCTTGAGCAAATACATATCCTGAAGTGCGAACAATTTAGCAACAGTAGAAATATGCATTGCTTTACCTGTATCTAATACAGCAAGAATAAAATGTTGATTATTTTCATCATACTCAACAATTTCAGTAACCTTGCCATAAACACTATTTTTATCTTTTACACTATACCCAACTAATGAACCAAATACATTACTAGACATAAATGCTAACCCCATTCCGAATACAATTATTTATCTGAATAAAATGAGCACATATACGCCAAAGATTAGCCAAAGACAATACTTTGGCTAATGTATTAGCAATTAGTTTCTGATATATGTCACCCATTGAGCAATAATTGTATCGGGGAATTGTTGCGAAAAAAACCTTCGGAATTACATTTCTTCGGTATTTTTTAAAAAAATTAATGGGTCAAAGAATGGATCAAAAATTGGTTCAGGGCGTGTAATATTACAGCCATGTAACTTTAGGGAAGCCCAATATAATTCTTTATCTAAATTATAAGCTAATGTTACACCACATTTATTTTAGCCAATATTTTATTGATTTTTAGTATATTTTATTTAGCCTACTACTGGCTTTTATTCTTTTTTGATTTTCCAGTCGGTTTTAGCTTTTCAGCAGTTACGCTAGGACTATCATTAGATATACTCATAAGGTATTCAATCATATTACCTTCATACAAAAATCTACCTAGATGAGTAATCTCAATAGATGGATCAACCCAAACCTTGCCATCAAGCTTTTGCCAATACCTACAGAATCCATAATCCTCAGATACGAACCTTTTATCTTCATCTACAAAAGAATTAAAGAAAGCATAAGTGTAATCTTTTTCCGCACCATTCATGCTACCTGTATCATCAATAAATTTTAGATCAGGATATGCTTCAATCATTTTCTCAATTACTGATCTTTTAATGCACATAAAACCAGTACCCGCATCATGAACTGAAATTGCACCATTATCTGTAGCGATTGTATTATTCCCAGCACTAACAGGATTTACCACAAATCTTGTTGATTTTTTTGCCAATTCTTTTGGACTAATACCTTTTCCAACATTATCCACAACTTTATCCCAATTGATATCTTTAATTGGATATGCACCAGTAACTACATCTTTATCATGCCAAAGAAGCTTTAGGATATCTTCTTTTTTAAACCCAAGATCAACATCAAGAAAAATCAAATGGGTAAACTGTGGATTAGCCATAAACTTAGCTACAATATTATTCCTGGCTCTATTGATAAGAGAATCTGTAATTGTACTCACTGCGAATTTCAATCCAATTTGCTGAAAGTACATTGCACATTGAACAAAAGACATAAAGAAAGGTTCAGTCAATTGCCTGTCGTAACATGGAAGACCAAACATCGGAACCCATTTTTCAATATCTTCTTGTGAGATTTCTATTTGTTGTTGTTCAGTTGTAAGCATAGCTATTATATTAACATAAATAAAAGCCCCTCGCATGGTTATGCGAGGGGCTTTATGGAATTAATTTTTGGTAAAATTATTTTGTCTTAATCTTACTTACTGTCTTAATCCCAGCTACTTCTTTTGAGCTAACAGTTGTCTTATTTGTGGAATCAGTGGTTGCTGTACCTTTATCTGAGCCATTCTGTGAAGCTTGAAAGTAAAGAGTTTCATTGACTGAATCAAAGCGGATTACAATCTTATAACCCAACTTCTTAGCCTGGGCACGAACTCTTTGTTGCATTGAATTATAAGCATTACCAGCTTTAATACCTACGATATTAAACACTGCATTAGTATTAGCTGACATTTTGAGTGCATCAATAATTGCATTCAATTCTTCAGACTTACGCCCAGCCCTAGAAATTTCAGGAAGGCTATCTACTTTATTTACTTTGAACATATTATTCTCCTGTGTTGATTAAGGTTTATGGTGAGTAGCAGATTAGCTACTCTTTATTGCAAAAGAGAATCTAGCACCATTAGACAGAAAAAACTCGCTGTAGGCAAGAAATATTATTTTTTTTCAATAATTTTTTTAATCGCCTAGCGGTTTAGGAAGGTTATTTTTTACGCTATCCTTAACCAGGTTTCTAAGCTTTTCATTCTCAGCTCTAGCAATAGCTAGATCAAACTGGAGAACGGAGATTTGCCTTAACAAATGCTGAGTAATATCCTCATGCGTAATTTGAATATTTTCTATAGGGTTTCCAACCATTTTTCTGCCTCTATCGTTTCTTTACTATATCCAGGACTAAATTGCCCAACCTCGCTATTATACACTCTTACAGTGCCAAATTCAGGAATATCTTCATTCTCTTCATAATATTTATCTGGTGTTAATATTTCAATTTCTACTTCGCCATCAATAACCATATTCTCAATACAAACAAATGTCGCACCAGTAACAGCATCAGCTAAGTCTTTTGAACCACTATTCGGGTGGTCAATTTTATTATTTCCAAATAATCTTAATTTCAAGAGTTCTTCTTCAACCAATAGCTCATTCCAATATCCACGCAATCTTGTATCGTAAATAGCAGTCATTAAAGTATCATAATCCGTTTTCTTTACGGAATGAAAATCGGCATTAATACCTTGAGCTCTTAAGCTTTGAATCATTTCAATAGATTGCCAACGGTCAAATGTAACCTTAGCAACATCAAATTTTCTACACAAATCAACAATCATTTGTCTAATGGAAGAGAAGTTAATTTCTTGGTTAATACTTGCTTCCCATGAATAAACTAAGTCAACATTAACCACAGGTAATTTTTCAATCCCGCCTAATGTTTTAATTTCTTTAAACCCTGGAGAATGCACCATGCTAAGTGCAGCCCTATCTCGCTTCAATGCCAAGTCTATATGAATAAATCTAACTTGAGCGTCAGTGCCATTAAACCAATTTTTAAAATTACCATCTTCATCCATTGGATCTTCGTTATACATAAATGCTTTTCTAACTAAATCTGGATCTCTAAAGTAAGCGTCTTCCATGTTTGGAGGTTCACATTCAAAACGACTTCTAGCCTCAACTGGATTTCTAATATATTCTGATTCTAATTGCTCACGCTTAATCGTAGGATTAACTTCCCATGTTGCAGCTTTAATTGACCAAGTTTTTGGCTCTTTCTTTTCTCTAGAGTTAATAAATCTCTGCTGAATAAAGTCACCTTTATAACGAGGGAATGACAAAAGAATTACTTTACCTATTTCTGGAAAACGAGACATAATAGAAAGCTTAGACATATTATAAATCGCAGACGCAGATCCCTTTGATCTTGTTTCTCCACGCAATTCCGCATCAGTTTTAAAAGCTGCAATTTCATCCAAAATGATTGTCATTACTTCATAACCTTCCCAACCTTCAGATTCAGAGTGACCAGAAAAGCAACGAACAGGTCTAGAAAAGAAGAATATTTCTGATACTCTTGGTTCAAATCCAACTCGGTTGAAATAAGGAGATCTTAACAATAAGTTTTTAAATGGTTCAAAGAATACTCTTTGTGCTTGCTGAGCATTAACAGCTAGGTTTAGCAAGTCAATATAAACACCATGAGCCTTACCGTAATAAATTAACGGATCTCTAAGGCAATGGATTAGGTATACTGTGTATGCCATTGATATTCTTGCGCAATGGTCTTTACCAGAACCTTTACCAAGCATACAAATAACTTCATTATCAGTATATTCTTTATACCATCTCTTTCCTTCTTCTTCACCATACATCGCAATCAATGTACGCTCTTTGAAAATCTGTGTAGAATGTCTTACAATTTCCAATTGAATATCCGAAAGTGGAGGTAAACCCAGGTATTCTTTATCTTGCACAAATGTTTGAATATCAACAGGAGTTTCTATAAGATCATCCTGACGCAAAAGACGATCAAAATCTTTTAAGTCAAGATTCATTCCTACGAAATCACTCATGTGAATCACCACCTGTGTGCGTGAGCTGTTTCTTCATCTGGTTTTCTGTACCTTTATGTGACGGTGTAAAAAAAAGAGCTTTTTGTACCTTTATGGTAGCGTTAAAAATAAACATTTTTTAGTTCTCATCTGGATTCATAATCGCAAATGCTATTTCAAGCTCTTTGCGAACTTCATTAGCAATTTCTGGATGCTTAGCAATAACATCTCTAAGAACCTTAGAAAGCATCTGATTAACATTCTCTGCTTTCTGCATTCTTTCTATATAAACATTATCCGCCTGTGTGCCGCTCAAAAGTTTATGCAATTGAGCTTTCTTAGTAGCAAGCTCACCAGCTAATTTAATAGCCTGAATTCTTGCAGGCACCATGCCGTGATCTGTAGCGATATTGACAGTTTCCCAGGCTTCTTTGCTTAGCTGATCAAACTCCTGCAAAGCCTTGATTGTATTGAACTGTAATTTCTCAAGAAAATATGGATCATCCTCAGCCTGTCGGTTAAGTATTTTCTTATATTCTTTAATATAATTCTTTGTTTTTTCAATTGGCTGCGAAAGTAATTGGGCTATTTCAGAATAAGAGTAGCCTTTTACATAAAGAAGACCGACTTCTTCCACCTTCTTTATTTCATCAATTAATGTTTCGCCTTGGTATCTTTCAATATCTGACATAATCTATTTGTGTAATCCTTTGAGACATCTTCCCAAGTCATATTTTTATTTATATACTCAGCACTAGAAAAAGTCTTTTTTGAAACCTTATCGTAGTTATTAACTACATATAACATTTTATCACATAAATCATCAAAATTTGGCTTTGCCCAGAATCCAGCGTTTTCATATATTCCAGACATCTTATCCTGAGACCATTCGTAATCTAATGGAACAGACATATAGGCATATTCTTCACACGCTGTCGCATTAGTGCAGATAGTAGGGATACCTTTAGCAATCGCCTGGAATGGAATAATTCCCCAACCTTCTCCGCTTGTCGGATACAATAAACAATCTGCCTCGTCATAAAGCTTTGCTAGATCGCTGTGAGATAGCTCTTCATCAATTATCTCTATCTGGGGATGATCAAGCTTCCCCAGCATCACTCCGTCAGCATAATTACGAGCGTCTGGTGCGCCATTTGATTTATAAATAAGGCGATACTCATCATTCCCGCCAAACAGCTTTAAAAAAGCGTCTACGCTCACCTGGGAGTTCTTACGGGTGGATGGGGAGCCCATAGACAAGAATGTGAATTGATTATGAGCATATCTTCTTAATGGGGAATAAAGTGCTGGATCAACACCCAGATTAAAACCATAAACAGGAACTTTAACTCCTGATTTAACAAAAACATCCTGCATAAATCTAGAGGAAGTCCACACCTCATCCATCTTGTTGCAATTCTTAACCCAATCATCTGGTAGTCTATTTGTTTCCCAGTATGTAAAGCCAATTGAATAAAAAGATGATTTAACAAACGCCTCTGGCATTGAATGATTAATTAAAATCTTATCGCTACCGTATATTTCAGAAAAGTACCCTAAATTAATTACACGAAATAGATCAGTAAATTCCTCTGGCGTTTCTGGAGTTCTTCTTTCAATCGGCAGACCAGATTTCTCAAGGTGAGGATATAAACGATCTGGCACATAGCCATAACCAACACTTACTTTTGAATGTTGATTATCAGACCAAACTATCATTACTTTGTTTCTAGTTTAGGAAACCTTAATGGGACACCAATAACTTCTGCTTCTTTTTCAAGAACATCATGATCGTATCCATGCATTTTTATATACTCAACTCGGTAATTAACCCATCCATCAACAGCCTTCCAGAACTTCGGGTCAGTTTTTTCCTGAAGATCATAGAGCTCCTCTGGCTCAAGTAAGAAACTTAATACACCTAATGGCATATAGACGGTCAAATCATAGCCATTGTCTTTATCCCTTGCGTATTCTTTAAGAAAATCCTGGAACATTTTGATTATTTTCTTAACACCTTCGCCGCCAAAATAATCAATTGAGCCTTGGGCATTTCTAATTCTTGGGCAATAGTCATCAACTGTTGTTATTGTACCAAATGTGCGACACACCATTGGTCTATATCCATAGATAGAGCAACCACCTTTATAAAAGGCACACAGCCTCTTTGACTCACCACCGATCTGCCAGCTGTCGTCATACATTGCAGCTTTAAGGTCTTCTGTAACGCCATCAATCCAGTTATCAGCAAACTCGTAACCCTTATCTTCAAGGTATAGATAATATTGCTGTCTTAAGTTGAAAGCGATATTGGCACACTCTGCCATATGTATGGACAGACCAATATGACAGCACTTGCCTGAGCCCAGGCACTTGTAGTCTGTTTGATTCATCTTGGCTTCAATAACTCTGACCTGATTATAAATCATGTTGAGTTTTGAAAAAGAATTAATATCTTTGGTAGTAACCGACCTTCTCATCTTCCCCTCATTTTCTTGTTATGCTGAGCTCGTTTTCTCATCTCTCGTTTTCTTCTTTCGGATTCTATTTGCATTGGTGACTTCTCACGCTTTTGCTGCTGAGTATTACCACTAAGATTTCTTCCTTTTCCTCTAAACTTAAGTAAGTCATATTTCTTCACCCAGTTATAAATAGCCTGAGGAGTAACCTCAATGTTGTAAGTATCTTTTAAATGCTTGCAAATATCAGTTAAGTTCAATCTTCTTTGAACATACATCTCATACAAAAAAGCTTTATCTTTATAAGGCTCATTTGCCATTATTGACCTCTCGTATCTTTTTTAAAGAATACCATAATCCAATACCTGCAGCGTCTATGATATCATCATCATCTATATTGATGTCATCTGTAGCAAAATAATTTCTTACAATATCTCGCACACGCTTCTTTCTCTCATTCTTTTGTTTAACTTGGAGAGAACCCTTCTCCCCGTTATTAATGAGAGCTTCCGCATCCTTCTTGCCCAGATTCTTGTATCCAATTCCAGATTTCCACATTAAAGGATTTACATCCGAAACCTGGCATCCTCCAGCGCTGAGAACTCCCCAACTGTAGCCAATAATATACGAGATAATCCTGCTCGTTTCAAAATTCTGTACATAAATTGACTGTTCAATAATCGCATGCTTAGGTTTAAACTCCTGTACCAGATAAGTAAGACCACTATCTATAGCTTTAAACTTAAGCGATATGTCTTTATCTTTTTTATAATCAATCTTGCCAGAGGCAACCAGAGTAATATTATCAAGACTTACATCGTAAATAACCCAAGCTAGAGAGTGAGAGGCGGGATCAATTGCTAAAACCCTATCCTCTTTGATAGAGGAAACTAAAGAACGAAGCGTCATTCAACGCCCCTTCTAACCTCTTTCTCCGACCAGCCCCAAGATACAAGTCTTTGAACAAATCTTTCTTTTTTACATTGCTCACAGATATTTTCTTTATTATATCTTGAAAGCACTGTTGTGCAATTTTTAGTTTTACAAATTCTTTTTTTATTTTTATTATTTTTCTTTTCGTAATAACTAGCTAATAAATTTCTATTAGTTACAATTTTACGGCATTCTGCAGAGCAATAAATAGCATTATAAACTTTTGCTTTAAATTCTTTATTGCACTCTTCATATGCACAAATCTTTGTTTCTTCATTAACCATTTACTCGTTTGCAAAATCAGAACGGGGTGTCCTCACTTTCATTTTGCTCTCCTTCTGCCCAGCAGTGCTTTGCCAAATCACAAGAAGAGCAGTTAGCCGAGCTTCTCTTGTATGGCTGTACAGGAATCTCTTTGCTCAGATAAGCACCATGAAACTTCCTATACTTTTTAAATAGTTTGTCAATAAACGGCTGATCTCTTTCAATATAAATTGGAAGGATCTCCTGATTATTTTTGTTTTCGTAAATGACAAAACCTGAATCCAGGTTTAAGCATTCCATGTAAATTTGGGCTTGTCGGTAATGTTCGTCTTTTGGTTTGTTATGTAACTGTCTATAGTGAAAGCCTTCTTGACTAATTGATTTTAGCTCAATTAGTTTTTCACCATACCAATTAATTATACCATCTGCAGTACCTTCAATTGGTGGATCTTCATGAGTTACACGAATTTCTTCTGCAACAAGAATACCCATATCTCTTAAATAACTATAAAGTCTTTCATGAACGGCATGTCCATTATCAAAAATACGATAAGTCTGAGGATTAAATGATGGAGTTACGCTAATTCCTTCAAACATGTAATACCAGTATCTTGCACACTGATTGGTATAGCTTGGGTGAAACCCATTAACTTTTTTGAAAGATGGGGTATTTCTCAGGGCAAGATGCTCGTTAATAGCTTCAACCAGGTCTTTCATAACAACTTCTTCACTTACTGGCGCTACTGCTTTAGGAGCCCTCAATTGCTTTAATGCTTTCATTTAATTAACTCCTCTTGCCGCTAATTTAAGGGCATTGATATTTTCCGTTAGTGCTTCGTACATTGTCTTCCAAATATCATTAACAAACTTATCTTGTTCGCTCATAATAGTAGATCTTCTTTTAAAGGCTTGTGATTTAACTATCATAAGCGTTCTGTATGCCGAGAGAATGTTAGCGTACTTAATAGCCTGCATACCAATGTAATCCTGTGGATTCTCAATAATATCTTGAACTATCTTGATGCATTCAATAAACTCGTCAGCTTTTTCACCCATCTGTTCAGCGAGAACAGCTGTGTCAACAATAATGTCAGGCATTTTTCCTCAAATCTTCTGTAAAAATAGTCGCTTGATATGGTGGATAGACTTTTGCAATACCAATCATCCAAAATATAAGATTGACCCCAATATAAAGTTCATCATGACCAAGTGTTAAACCAATGCACTTATGACCAGATAATCTGTCGCAAAATAATTTAATCTTCATACTCACTTCCTTTTACTAAATCCTGGAACACTTCCCAGTCAATTATAGCTACTTTTGTCTCAGAATTCTCTCCGAAGACAACAGAAATGCATGGATATTTATAGTTAGCATTAAAAGCATCTTTTCTCATCTTAGTCCAAGCTTTTAATGTAAGCGTAAAAGTTTTAGCATTGTGCTTATAATCAACCAAGAACTTATGAAGAGAGGCATCTCCCTTCCTAATTCCACGACCCGAATTCTTAACTGCTTTTGCGCCATCACGCTTGATCTCTTCTTTTTCTGTTCTTTTCACTAATCATCCTCTTCCACACCTCTGTCACCACATTCTGGTTCTTGAGGAATTACTTTTTTACACGGACACTTGTATGATCTAGCTCCTATAACAACCATGATCAATACCTCGGATACTAGCGATTATCGCCAGATCCACCAATTACATTTCTATTTTTGCGGTCTTCAAGCTTATCAATATTTCTTGCTGCAACAGCGCCAAGGTTGGTCTTTAGTTCATTAGCAATCATTGCGCAATACCAAAGAACATCACCTAGTTCATCAATAAGCTGCTCTTTACGCTCGTCAGTCATGACACTATTATTGTCACGCAAAATCTTTTTAACCTTGCCAGCAACCTCTCCAGCTTCTGAAACGAGACCTAGAGATGTATATAAAAGACCATTCAACCCATCCGTAGGGTAAATTGCAGTCTTACCAGCTCTTGTTTGATAATTATTAAAATCCATTTCTTCCATTATACACTCCTGTATTTCTTAAAATCTTCTTCTGTTGGTATTCTAAAATTTCCTTGACGCATTAGTATATCGTATTCATCATCAGAAACATTATGCAAAGGGCTCTCTCTAGAGAATTTAATCTCAGATTGAGTTGTATACCCAGCACCTGTTTCAAAGAAAACCCATTTTCCTGGCGGTACAGGGAGTTCTTCAAACTTTTCAATACCGATTCTTTCAATTAAGCCATTGAGCATTTTGTCGCATTGTTTTTGCCAACCATACTCTTTAATAACCTTAGGTGCTTGCTTATAATAAAAATCACACTGGCTATCAATGTTTTCATAAACATTCCTCATCAGCTCTACAAGAGAATCAAACTCTGGAAGAATGACATCTCCAGTATGATATCCCGTATGCTTTGTCTTGCCAAGAGTAGATTCAATAACATTAGACCCAAGATACTTTTCATAAGAACACCATCTACCCGTAGAGATAGTAGGCATTCCTGTAGCAAGCGCCTGGAGTGGGATTAGACCAAACCCTTCGCCCTCTGAGGGGTAGACAAGAACATCGTGTTGATAATAAAGCTCAACCATTTCTTCTTGCGTGAGTGTTTGATAAATCCTATTAATGTTGTCACCCTCTCTTCTATCAAAGAGATTCATAACACTATAACCACTATTGTTACTAGCGCCATGATATTTTAAAGTCAGCTCAACATCATCTATTCCCCCAAAGACCTGTAGAAAAGCCCTCTCAACGAGGTCTACACGCTTCCTAGGGCTATCTGAATCAACATGGAGGAACCGAATCTTGTCACGCTGTCCACGCTTAAACGGCTTCCACATATCGTCAATGCCTAATTCAAAAACATATGTAGGGGTATCA